TCATCAGTAACGATGCCATCACCATCTTTATCAAAACTCGCGTACTTGCTTCCTGCCTCTAGTTTTTTTTGTGCAGCCATCAGAATACTCCTTTATTATCTTCGCTATTTCTTTAGCTTCTTTAAATCCATTACGAAGAGAATTTGACCTGTGGCCATTTTTCAAAAACCAATTTATGTTATTTATATCAGACCCTTCAGTCATATTATAACCTTTGGTAAGCTCTTCAAAGTCTGATCTTAGTTTGATTAATTGAGTCAGCGATAAGTCAGTGGCCGAACATTTTGCGAGTTCTATATTCATCAATTGTGTCCTTTAATAATTTAGTATAGTTATCCCTGTGTTCTACAAAAACTAAGGGCTTTTCATGATCGACATCCATAATGACTACGACATTAGGTATCACCATTCCTGTTCGCTCTTCCCACATGATTGCATACGCAGCACCTTGTGCAAAGTAGTTGCTTATCTTTTCTTTCTTTTTTATATATCTTGAAGTTTTAAAATCGATTATAGAAGGCACACCGTTATATTGTGCAACACAATCGCACCTACCAGCCACGCCTAAGTGATCACTATATAAAGCAACCTCGAGACCGAATATCGTTCCAATATCGTTATCAAGTACTGGTTTGAGATTTTCGAGGCTTTGTTGAATGTGCGGTAAAAATTTTGATGTGTCTTCATTATTTAAATACTTTTCTACAATACTGTGCACTTTCGTACCACGTCTGGATGCTTTACCACTAACGATATCTGCTTGTTCTTCACCTACACGCTCGCGCCAAGAACGTATTGCATCTTCTGTAAGTATGCTTAAAACTGTAGTGACACTAGGATAACTACTACCATTAGGAAGAGTATAAGCTCTCCCGCTGGTTGTGGTTTTACTAACCAAGTCACTATATCCGATATCAATTTTGTCATGACTAAATGTTTTGTTTATTATCTTCTGTTTCATAATTGTATTCAAAAATCTCTTTCACTTTATCTGTTGGTAAACAAAATATTGCCTCTGGCTGGTGCTTAAAGTTGTATGACGCACTAGCTTGAGTGTATATTCTTTGATGCATGACTTCAACGTACTGAGTGCATTCTTGTTGTGTGTCAAAGCTCGGAGTCTTGAATATATAAAGAGGCCTATCAGCTGCCATCGTGTTTGCCATAATAAAAGATACTATAATAAAAAATTTCATATCTTCTCCTAAGTTTTAATCGTGTTACCTTTACCGGAACCAGCTTTGATTCTTGCAAGGTTGTCTTTCCACCCCTGATCTGTTTTTGACAGCAGGCTACCTCTGCCTGATATTATCTTTGGAAAGGTTAAAACTTTGATGCAGTTATGTTTTTTAAGATAGTCTTGTAACTCATCAGCTTTACATTCAATTTCGTATTCATCACCTTCTTCTAAAGGCTTTACTGTATACCTAGGCAACTTGATATCCTTTCCACCAGTCAGGTGCAGGCCTTCCCCAATCCCACTTGGCGAAAGGTTTCGCTTTATGGTAATAGTTTCTATATGCTTGAACAGCATCGCCGGGAACCATGCAATCAGGATAATGAGTCATGGCTTGTACGAATTCGGTAAGACCTATATCTGGTATATTTATAGGAGGAGCAGCCAATATTGGACCAAGTTTCTTAAAAGTTATGTGTTCTTTATTTCTACGAAACTTAAATTCTCTGGCCATTTCAACAAAGTGCGCATAGTGCCAGTTGTAGTTTGCCAGACTTGCTGCAGTCCACGTGGTACATGGATGATACTTATGCACTGCAAGATAATACAACTCATCACGTATATCACCAAAGGAATAATACGTTTGCATAGTTTTACCTGACTTTGACCTACGCTTTTCTGGAGTGCCATCAAGCATACGATGCACGGTACTTAGCATTTGTGCAGATTCGATGATCATTTTTGGAACGTGCTTGTCACAAAGCATTTGTGCAGCCACATGCGGATCTTTATCTAGTATAAAAATATTCATATTTCACCTTTAAATAATATAATTGTATCATAATTTTTATAATTTGTAAACAAATATTTTTTCAATTGATTTAAATTTAATCTTGTAACAATTTTGGAAACGCTTCTTCAACAACTGGTTTTGATATTCCAGGGATTTTCTTTTTATTAATCATATTAACTACAAGCTTGGCATCTTCTGGATGTACACCTTCGAGTATTCCAATAAATATTTGTTCTTTTTTATACTTTGGCATCTTATCACCGGGTCCGCCTTTAACAAAGTATTTAAACTTTCCATTTTGTTTTGTTAAGTTTGTCGGATGCATGTGAGCCGGTGATGGATTGTAAGGCGGTTCGCCTTCCGGTAAGTTCCATTTTACTGTCGTATCCATGGAACCTCTTATTATATCTTTTAAAGCCCATGACTCATTTTCTTTTAAGATACGAACTTTATCATTTTTATTTCTTTGCTTAGCCATTTCTTCTAAGACTTCAAAAACATACTGTTTCATTAAATAAACTCCTGTACACTTTTAATCAATTCATTACAACGTTTAGCAACTAAGTAAGGAAATACTTTACCTTTCTTGCTGTATAACGATGCTGGATCTTGGTCTATGAAACTATTTATAATTTGCTTTCTTAAGTCTTCTGGCGTTTCAGTAAGATCAATCAGTTTCTTATTCCTACAATAGTTACGATACCAAGAAGCTGCGTATAATAATTCGCCTTCTTCAAGATCTTGTATGATATTATCTATCTTCTTTTGAGTGATTGGTGTTTGTCTAAATCCTTCAACAAATACATTATCATCAGATAATATGTTTGGTACACCATCACCTTTATCACCTTTAATGATATGAGTTTGTAGGTACACTCTTGGATTTTCTTCTATCAATTCTTTTTTAAGAAGTGGTGAGTATTGCCTTACAAATTTATATTTTTGTAGTTGTAAGAAATCTCTATCGGAAGATACAATCATAATTTTTTCGTGATTATAATCTTTGTTTGGATCCGGATTCATGGTAACAATTGTACCAATAATATCATCGGCTTCACAACCATCAATACGAATTACTTTATATGGAAAGTTTTCTGCAATTTCTTCACGTACTTCGTTAAGTATTCTAAAAGCTTCACCCCAATCAAAAGATGATTCTTTCTGTGTCTTTTTTCTACTTGCTTTGTACTGTGGAAAAGCCGTCCTGCGCCAGTTATTTGACGCATCGACGGCAAGAACTAATTCGCCATACTCTTCTTTGTATCTTGTACGATACATTCTAAGGGAGTTGAGAATCATATGACGAATTAGTTGTTCATCAAACGTTTTATTAATTATTATACTTGCTAAAGCAATGCCACTGTAATCAACAATAATCATATTATATGCCTCCTCCAAATGTATACATCCCATAGTGTGGCTTTACTTATTCCGCCTTTAGGGTTACCACCATAGACAAAACCATTGATAGGCTTTCTGCCTTTTTTCTCAACTCTAAATTTATCTTTAGTTGATGAGTTTACGTTTCTTACGATGGATTTTACCATTTCATATTCTTGCATATCATTTGAGTTACAAGGGTTGAACCTACCAACCCATGATTTACTGCGATTTTTACAGACTTTTTCTGTATTGATATGATCGTATCTACCTACGAATATTCCCATTACTTGTCCTCCTGATCCGGAGTTTCAAGTACGGCCACGTACTCTTGTCTTTCTGGCCTTTCGAATCTAGCCAACTCCATTAGAGCATCTTGCTCTAGTATGAAACCACTGGCTGCAACAAGACTACCATCTTTGAAAACATTTACATAATACATATTAAACTCCCTTAATTTTTAATTTTATAGTATTATTATACACCATTTTTTAGGGAATGTACACAGTTAATTGAACTTTTTTTCATCTTTTTTTCTTTTTTGTCTGAGAGACCAAAGCATCCAGTCGTAATATCTTTCAGGTTCTGGATCATCATCAACTAATCTTCTTTCAGTCTCACCAAAATTTCTTTCATATACGGTTTTACCGCCATCAGGTGACTCATATATTTTTTTGGGTTCTTCTGGTAATTCAACATGATCGCCTGTTCCTGTCATATCTTGTGTATACTTATTGCTCATCTACAAACTCCTCCGCCATTGAAAATATTTTTGATATTGCTTGTGCACATGCAATTGCAACTTCAGTACATTCTTTTTGTGTACCATTTGCTGAACGTAATTCTATAAAATGAATCCAACTTCTAATAGTACCATTCATATATAATCTTGATTTCATTAATCCTTCAGGTAAGACCGCTCTTGCGACTTCCTTCGCAATCCCTTTCTTGATAGCTTGTTGATAAACCTGTTTGCACATCCAGATAACTCTTCCTTGTTCTCTATCCCACTCATCTTGGAGAGACCTATCATCAATTTCGATACTATTTTGTCTATTCTTATCATCTTGCATTCTCGCTTCTCGTTTGACAAATTCTAACTCCTCTACTGGATTTGCATACCTTTGACTAAATTCTTGAAAACTGAAACTACGGTGTCTTAGTAACTGCCTAGCGATATCTCTTGTAGTTTCTATTTCAACACATGCGCTTACCATTTCAAATGGAGACCAATGCTTATGTTTAGCAAGATATCTCAACAACTTCTCTGCAGTTTTACTGTTGTTTTGATTGCCAGGGTTTGAGACTCTTGCACAAAAAGCTATCAGATCTTGACAACTTAGTGGAGGTTTTATTCTAGAATCCCATGATTGAAATTCAGATGGTTTACTGTAACTAACTAGTTTTACTTTCATTTTTACTTTCCAATTGTCTTAATATTTCTCTATACTCTCTTATAACCATTAAACACTTAGGCATGTCAGATCTATAATTTATCCAAAAGGGTCTGTATTCTTTCTCATGCGTTTTACCATCAGCATGCATTAAGTTTTCAGATAGTTCTTTTTCTAATTCATTTAACTTTTCTATATCATAGAACATTATATGTCATTTCCAAGAGTTTTCCAATCATCACCATAGCCAATTATACATATACTATTATAGGATGGGTGAAACTCAAGTATAGTAAATGTTTTTGTTTTGGGGTTTACAAAAATTTGTAGAGGTACGTGAGCAGGCACATCTGAAAGTCCATCTGGATCTCTTACCTTTACGCTTTGTATGCCAGTAATTAAAGGTACTTCTCCTTTGGCTTTCACGGCTTCCAATGCAACTTCTTTTTGTTCGCACATAACTGGCTTATCATTCCATTCACCAGCAAATACGCTGTTGCCTGTTATGAATCCACCCCAAAATGCCATGCACCATATTATTGTTGTGTAATATTTTATCATAGTTTAAAATCCTTAAATCTTTTACCAGTATCAGTTTTATCAAACACTGGTGTGTCATCGATTAATGTCTGTTGATTTTCTTCTACATCATACAAACGCATCTTACTACGATCTACACCTACTACAAATCTTTTATGTAATGTCGGATCGTTGTAACGATTCTTTAATTGCTTGACCATAAACTGACCTTGTTGTTCAAGTTCCTCAGTAGTTATCAAAGCAAACATTAGATCCGCTGTTGCGGGTAATCCAAAAGACTCACTTGTATCTTCAAGCCCAATATCCGAGTTAGAATAACCAGAACGAGTCGTTTGCGTTGCAGAGAAGATCGGTAAGTCGAACTCGACAGCAAGGCCACGTAATTCTTCAGCAATTGCTTTAATGTAAGAGTATGAATTAATTGCACCACCCATTCCTTTCATTCTTGAACTTGCACATATATTTAAATAATCAATAAAGATTAAGTCTGGTTCAAACTGTCTTTTTAATTTAAGTTCATTAAGTAAAGCTCTAAAATGACCAGCATGTGCAGAGCCAGTTGGATATTCTTTTATAATTAACTTACCTTGAGTCTTACGTGCAATGTCTTGTACTTTAAGACTAAAAGTATTCTTCGGTAATTTATCTAATTGGTCAATAGGAACATCAAGCAAGTTTGCATCTATTCTTTCAGCGATTCTTTCCTCAGCCATTTCCATCGTGATATATAAAACATTTTGACCTTGAACTAAAGATGAGGCAGCAACATGGCACATAAATAAAGACTTACCGACACCGGTACCAGCGAGAGCAATATTAAGAGTTTTACGTGGGACACCACCTTTTGTGATTGTGTTAAAGTATTCCAAATCAAATGGAAGCCTGTCTTCTTCTGTATGATAGAATTCATATCGATCCTCCGCGTTTTCTACATAATCATGACCAACTTGTAAGTCAAATCCTACGCCAAGTGCATTTGATAATAGATCAGGTAAAGCACCTTTAGTTAATTTTTCGTGCTTTCCATCAATAATTGATATTGATTCCATGATTGCAAGGTATATTGCACGATCTTGACACCATTTCTCAGTGGTATCAAGTAACCATTTATCATCTACCTTGTCACCAGTAAATAACTGTGGTACGATGTCCATGGCTAATGTATATTGTTCATCGCTTAACTTATCACTTTGATCAAGTTCGATCTTAAATGATTCAGCGTTTGGTAGCTTATTATACTTAGCGACAAACTTACCGGCTTCTCGAAACAATATTCGATATATGCCTTCAAAGTAATCTGGCTTAATGAAAGGCAACACCTTACGCATGTAACCTTCATCAGATAACAGATTACGTAATATAGTCTGTTCTAAATTAGTAGGCATAGGCGAGTTTTCTTAATTCCTTATCAATTTCTGCTTGAACTTCTTCAACTCTACTTTCTAAGTAGCTTATTGAAGTGTGAATATGTCCTGTATCTTGCGGTTGTAATTTACTTTTTGCAATGGATATTTCATCCATTAACAATACGAGTCTTTGACTACTAGTTATATTCATCTTTCACCTCTCTTGTTATAACTTCATTATCACGAATTCCTTGAGCCATAATTTGCTCAAGCATAATACCAGCGAACTCTTGTAATTTCTTATTGGAAACTTTAAGTTCTGTATCTGGCGTATATACGATATCAAAATTAAATGTCATGTCTTTTTTCTTTCCATTGAATTTTACGACGCCGTATCTTAACACTGTTTCTGTAAATGTACCTGATAAAATTCTAACGTTCCATGCTTGGTCATCACCTTTATCAGGTATTATTTCATAGTGTTTATTTTCTTGCAATACCATTAATGAGCATCCAATTTTTCCAAGCTAACAATATTATTTAATATCGAATACCTGTTCGTTACGTATTGCTTAAAGTCCGTTTCTTCTATTATTGGCTTCCAAAACTCTTCATTTAAGGTTTCTTTTTCTCGAACTTTTGGTTCCACCAGTTCTCCGCTTGATTTATCAATTCTGCAGTACCAACCAGGGCTGGGCTTAGAAACATAATTACCAGACATAGCAACGTCAAGAAGACCAGACCACTGCTGAACACCACCGTCCCAACTAACAGAAATAGGAATCTTAGACTTTTCTTTAACATATCTTGATTTCTCCACGTTAATTACAAAGTGATAGCCTTTAATTTCTGTACCTTGTTTGTCCTGTTGTCTACCAACAATCCAGATGTTATCAGCACTGTAATAGATGCCGGTACCACCTGAAACAACGTCTTTAGGAAATAAACCTATCTCTTTGTATGTATGATTGACTGCAATTAAAGGAATGTTTTTCATATTTAAATAAGGTGTTGTCATTCTAAACAAGCCCTTAAGTGCTTTTGCTCTTGACATATCTGCCACTGACTTTTCATTTATCGCATCTTCTAATTCTTTTTTAGACGCAAGGTTGCCTACTGAATCAATTACAATTACGACCTTGTCGTTTCTATCTAAACCTTCAAGTTGTGCAATGATATCAAACTTAAGTTCTTCCACGTTTGTAATTGGTGTGTGTAACACTCTACTAGTATCGATATCAAAGTTTTCAAAGTAAGCTTGTGGCGAACCAAACTCTGAATCATAAAATAATAACACAGCATCATCATACTTTTTTAAGTATGCACTGGCCATTATCAACGCAAATGACGTTTTAAAATGTTTTGATGGACCGGCTAGCACAGTTAACCCTGGTGCCAGACCACCGTCCATTGAACCAGACAACGCAACGTTCATCATTGGCACAGAAGTTGGTACCATATCCTTATCATTAAAAAATTTAGAATCAGCTAGAACAGAAGTAAAATCACTCTTACTGTTCTTCTTTAATTTATCCATTATCGACATTCATTTCTCCTACAAATAATAATATTATACCATAAAAGCATCTAATTGTACACTGTTTTTTTCAAATTTTAGTTTATGATTAGTGTTATCTTGAATCAAAAAATCTGTATCTATCATCTGGTTGTTTAACCTACCATCAACAAACTTTTGTACATGTTCTGCCATGTCTTCAGCTGTGGCGACTGGCACATTTTGGCATATATGATTTAAATTCTTTGCGCCACCCTGTAATATAAAGTCATCCGGTAACTTCATTATTGACATACATTCTCTTATCGTTAAGTATCTATCTTCATCCGGATGCGTTAAATTTTTTGGCATGTGACCAACAAAGGCACCTATTGTACCCTTAGGAAAATGACAAAGCTTTCTCATAATATTTCCACCTTGAGAAAGTTTATCATGCATTTTTAAACATCTTTCTGCCAGTTTTGTATAACCCTGTGACTGCATCCATTTTGAAACTTCTTTATAGTTACCACCGTTCCATTCTATATAATCCATAGCATTTTGTGATCGTGTTATTTTAGTGTCTTGAAACTCTTTATGACTTATACCACCACACATCTCTTCAAGTACGTATCTATAATATGGATTTTTTGAAGGCACTTCATCGTTTGCAAGAACATTCATAGGATCATCTGGTTTATTTTCTACCGATCTTATAGTATCTTCTATTTTTTCATGCTGCCTTTTTATATATTCAAATCGTGGTACTTTGTCACCTTTCCAGAAAAAATAAAACGTTCTGTTTCTTATCTGTCCTAATCCATGAAAGACAGATTTCGTTTTATATATTGAGAAAACGTATCCAAACTTTGTTGCAATCTTTCTGAGTTTTTCAACAACTGGCTTTCCGATGTTTGAAGCGAGTCCCGGTGCATTTTCTCCCCAGAATACTTCAGGTTTGAGTGTACCCAATACAAGATTAGAAGTGGTAAGCATCCAATCGTTAACAGCAGCATCCCCACTAGCTGAAGGGCTAAGACTGCTAAGACCAGCACATGGGCATACAGTATTAATAACCTCAACACGAGGTAGGTCAGGTAACCCATTGTCTCCATAAAGATAGTAGGGAACTGTTCTTTTATAGTATTGTACCAAGTGATCATCATTTGCTTTGAAATCTTCATAACTTAAAATATACTCCGGTTTCCTTTGCAAGACGTTTTGCATAGCCAACGTTGCGCCACCTATGAGTGGTATGATACTTGCAAATTTCATTAGTGCGCAACTGTTTTTTGTATAAGATATTCATCTACTTTAATTTTTGGTTTCCAACCTAACGCTTTCATCTCAGTAATGTCTGCAGTATTATCCTGCGCCTCACATGGATCACCGTCTCTTATTTCGATACCTTCCCATCCTGCAAGTATTCCAAGATCCATGACTACGTTTCCTACGCCTGTACCAATATCATATGCAGGTTTTAACGTTCCGATATCTTTACTCATAAGTAATACTATGGCGTCAACCACGTCACTTACATGTACGAAGTCTCTTACGTGTCTCGTAAGATAACCGATCGTGCCATCTATCAGTTTACCTATCAGCATAGAATCTCTTGCACCGTCACCATAAACAGTGGTAAATCTTAAACCAACTTGATTGTGATATGCGGTCTCTTCATTTACCTTTTTACTTGTACCGTATGGAGATAACCACCAGTTATGAATACATGAAGATGATGCATATAATAAAGGTATATTATTATACGTACATATCTTTTGTAGCCTTGTAGTATTCTTTACATTATTTTCCCAATATAAGTCGGGTTCTTGAAGACTTCTTCTTACATCTGCATATGCAGCCAAGTGCACGACATAGTTACAATCCTGCGGGTCAAAGTCTTTTATACATTGTGGTGGTTCTTGTCTTAAGTCCCATTCAACAACTTCATGCCCATCGTTTTCTAATCGAGTTTTAAGATGGCTACCTATAAATCCTCTTGAACCGGTGATTGCTACTTTCATTTATTATTCTCCAAAAATTTCTTTGCTGTGTATAATGCAGAGCTTATTGCTTGATGCATATCGATATAGACGTACATACCGCATCTTCCTATGAACGTCATATTAGATCTAATTAGTTTCTTATATTGATGATACTTTTTTCTGTTTTCACCTTCAACATCTTTTACTGGATAGTATCTCTCGTGATTGTTTACCATATAGTCACAAGGCTCTTCATATGTAAGCGTTGTGTATTGATTATTTATGCCATGTTCTGGTAAGTTCTTCCATTCAGTAACTCGAGTATACGGACCATCATGAGTAAAGTTAACTGTGCCAGTTGGTAAAGCTTTTACTAACGGTAGATCAACATGATGAAACTTTATAGATCGATATGGTAGTGTGCCATAAGCATAACCAAAATAATCATCTATAGGCATAGAGTTAAAAACGTGATCAAAATCTTTTTCCATACTTCTACTGAATCTTACAGAAAGATTCGTAGTTATGTTTTTTTCGTCTAAGATCAATTCAAATATTCTTGTATAACCATTTTTTGGAAGTACTTGATATTGATCATTTGGAAAGTAATATTCGTTATCATCATCACGCATTGGTATTCTGTTTATGATTGAAGGATCAAGTTCCTCAATCGTTTTACCCCACATCTTATATGTGTAAGGTGCAAAGAAAGTTTTAATAATATTTTCTTCACCTACTATTTCTTTTGTTTCTTTATTTACTGGTAGCGTGACATATCTACCATCGCTTAGTTGAGCTTTTACTTTGTGCTTGTAAGGAACCCATTCGTCAAACTGTGTGACCCAATCATAAACTTTTTTGTTACTAGTATGAAACAAATGTGGACCATACTTATGTATTCTTATTCCTTTGTCATTTGTATAATCATAAGCGTTACCGCCGATGTGATCTCTTTCGTCTATTATATTAACATCGTGACCGGCTCTTGCTAACTCGCGTGCAATGACTGCACCTGAGAAACCTGCACCTACTACTAATACTTTCATATGTTTAAAGCCTTTTTCAATTCTTGTTGTTGTATGTTTTTATCCAAGGGATGTTTATTATATATCGAGCTTTTTTGTAGTTCAGCAAGGTCTTTTAATTGCTGTACATTCATATCTTTAAGATGTGATGCTTTTACTGATGCCGCTTCTTCATTACCATATAATACCATAAGTTCTTCATAATCACCTATCAAAATAGAACCGGCATCAGCAACCTGTAACGGTCTTGCTCTCCACCAACCTGAACCTGAATGTTCATATCCTGGCATTAAGCAACCCCATTGTTCTCCATAAACTTTGCACATATCACCTTCGCCAAGTCTTCTTTGATTGTCTTTACGAGAACCAAAGTATTCTATGTCCCACGGCACATCTTGTTTCTTTAACCAGCTTAACGTCTTACCATGTGCTAATGATGCAAAATTAAATTTCATTTGTTTATTCTCTGGACTTACAAAGTCTTCTTCATAAGTTGGTTGTAACTGTGCTTCTAAAAAATTTAAATCACTTATTTCAACGTCACCTCTATCACCGGGTACTCTATTTCTATGATAAGGATTTGGATTATAATTGAACAACTTATCTTCTGGATATTCTAACAGTTTACTCATATCGCCTGTAGCAAATACTGACAACATTACTGGTGCTTCTTTCTTATCTAAGAAATCTACAGCTTCTAATAACTGATCAACGTATGGTTCTAGAAACTCTTTACTTATTTGTGGATCGGTAACGTTCTGACCGATTAAAAAATCTTTTAGTAAACCTTCTTTAGTATTTGTCTTTTGTATGTCTTTAAATATCCAAGGGCATTTCCAATCATCGAATGCTAATATTAATTTACTCTTAGCGATATTATATATGGACCATAATCCATTATAAAAAGTTAATTGTAATCTTTGTGTAGGTGATGCAAGAAAACAAATGACTCTATCGTATTCAGACAAGTCTTCACCAACCTTTACAATTCTTTGCTCAACCTCATGGCCCATATCTCTTAAACATCTTAATAAAGAATAGTGTGAAGGTACAACTTTTAATTGTTGTCTTAAATAAAAGTTTTCAGTAACTTGATTTTTATTCATTCCTGTAACGAGTATCTTCATAATATTATCCTTGTAAGTAGTTATAGCATTTACGTATCATAGTTTTTTCAAATTGTTTATCGTTAAGTTGTCTGTTTCGTGGAGACGGATGCGGCATCTTAAAATGATCTACTCTTACTTTCTTTAAAGAATCTGATGCAACGTTACCTAATGCGATAACTTTATTTGCTTCTTCACACTTAACTAAACTATCAAAATCAATAGTAAACTTTTCGCCAACTTCATCGCTACAATTCATAAATTCAAAATTAGTTAAACCCCATGCTGTGCACCAGTTTAATAACCTATCAATGGTGTCATTCTTCTTTGGCTTTTCTGCACCAGAAGGATTTTGACCGACGATTATGACTTTATCCAATCCCATACTACACCTGCTTCCTTAAACATAGATATTGAACTTGTTATTGATTCTTGCCAGTTTTCTGGTATCTTTTGTTCTAGCGTAACGACTCGAGTTATACCGGCTTGAATTAATCCTTTTGCGCAATCATGACATATCGGTAAACCTACGACATATATGGTAGATCCTTTTAACGAAACGCCATTCTCTGCTGCGTTATATATTGCATTCATTTCAGCATGAACTATACGTTTATATTTTATGGCTTTGTTCAAATAAAATAATTCATGATCATCACAACCTCTTGGGAAACCATTATACCCTTGTGCTATGACTGTTCTGTTTCTTACAGCCACTGCACCAACCTGTGTTGATGGATCCTTTGACCAAGAAGAAACAAGGGCTGCCATTTCTAGAAATCTTTTATCCCATTTATTTGACAAGGTGAAAGTGCCTTTCATATACATGCAAGTTTTGTACTTGCCATATTATATCGCCGACTTCCATTTCTCTGCGATAGTCTGCATCAGCTGCAGCATCTAAGTAACACGTGTTGTATTCTTCTGTAAGTTCTTTTAGAACATGAAGCTGCCAAGCATAGTCATTTTTATATCCAAACACGACATCGTTTGAACGCATTTGTACGACACAGTGTATCTTACCATCGCGTATGTAATAAGTAACGGCGTTAGTGCATATAAAATCATTCTTACCTTCTTCATTGTATTCCTCCCATATACTTGGTCTAGTATAAATCATTGTGGCTCTACGCCCATCGATGTTAGTAAGTAACTCATCAAGAACTCTACCAAACTGGTGATGATATTTATCAGAGTAAATTATGTTGCCATAGTTTGAATTGATTTGGCCATAATCATTTGCTGCCATTTTCCAAGCTTCTGGTACTTTACCTGATATTGCATTAACGTTACATATTTGACTATTATACCAAGCGAGTTCTTTTTCAATATAGTCTTCGTTTGGTGTACCAAATATTGATGGCTTGTCTGCCATGAAAGAAGCACCAATCATTTCAATAGTCTTTTGACCGGTTCTATCTGTTACAAACTGTTCATTGGCTAACGCATCAATGAAATAGTGTTTGATGTCTGAGGTGTTTGGATGTATCATTTTACTGCCTTTCCTCTGATACCAGAAAAGCTACCGTTAGTACTTGTTGTTGATTTATTAAACATGTCTTTACCAGGCGTTTGGCCGTCCATCTTACCACGCATGTAAGATACTGCAAACGAACAATAGTTGATTATATCTTTGTAAGTATCTTCGAGTGATTCAAAGTTAGGTGAACAGTTATTGCCACTTTCTAATAGTGACTGTGCACGATAACATTTACCTTGAATAATATCGTGTATACTATCGACACCTCTACGATAGTGCATCGCTTGAGTTACGTTAGACTGTTCACTTTGATAGTCTTGAGACTTTTTGTTTTGTAACTCAATACATTCTTTTAAAACTTCTACTGATTCTTTTTTAACCAATGATTTCAATTTCATCTCCATACTGCCAATGCCCATTATCTAGATCTATTATACACTGATCTATCATACTTGTAAACATTTTTTTTACATTTATTCCACACTTAGAGTAATGTCTTTTTTCTGGCATTAACTCTATTTTTTTAATTCTAGCTGGACCATATTTAGATTCAACTAAGTCACCAATATAAAATATATTGTCGTGCTTAACTTCACCATCTGCGTCAAAAGCTTGATTTAATTCTAATTGCATTGCTGTACTCCCTGCTCTTTGGCTGCTGCTTGAATAATTGGTGTCATAACTACTTCGACCATATCTTCCCAATGTGACCAAGTGTCTTTATTGGAATAATAAACATCTCTTTGAGTTGGTGCGAAACCGTATATGTTATTGAAGAGACCTCTTTTATTGCAAAGGCCGTTGTTGAAAAGATCGTAAGCAGCATTTGAAGCTCTTCTGAACTTATCTAAATGCTTATTCTTTGATTGTGAAAATTCACACTTACCAGCAGCTGGTGTAAGATTGTGCAACTCATCTGCTAACTTTTGAAAACCTGAGTTGATACCCCAGCTGTTTGAAAATAATTGAAACTGATAACCTTTATACATAAAAAAACTCCCTTAATTTTTTATTTTATAATTATATTATACACTATTTTTTCTTAGATGTACACCTTTTTTTTCATTTTTTTTCATTTTTGTTATTAACATGTTAAATGTTCTTATATACATATTCGAGAGCTCTATCAGCTTCTTTTTCTAGTGGACGTGATTTATACCAGTTGCCGGTTTCAACATCAAGTTCTCTACATAGGTTAGTGATCTCTTGTGCAGTAATAGGATATTTGTTCTTAACAGCGTTACCAGCGATAGCAACCATTATTTGATACATCTTGTGATACCAACCCGTGTTAGTTATCATTCTATACTCTTTTTCTAATTGTCTTGGAAAGAACGGACAGTTTTTATATGATGACCAGTTTATATTTGTATTATCAAGTTTTGATTTACGGTGTTCAATAATTTCTTTTTTCATATCTTCTGGTAATCTATCGAAAAAAGATCCACTGCTTTTTTCTTTATAAGGATATTTGTTCATTAATGAATCAGGGTTAATAGTATCGCCAGCTCCACTAAAAATAAAATTATAAGCATTATCATATTTTGCTGGTATATAATACATGCGAGATAAGTCTTTGGTTTGCTTATCTCCCATATCTCCAAGTTCTGTTTGGAGAGCATACCAAAAGTGTCGAATCTTTTCAGCTGGTACGTTTTTTGTAAGTGGGAAGACAAGACGAAACTTTGGTACAGATTGTGTGCTGCTAGCAGTGCTGTAACAAATAAACCGAGTACCATTAAACTTACTGTTAATTGCATCATTTAAATCTCCATCAAATTTAAAATCATCGACATCAACTGCACACCAAGCTGACCACATTGTGACGTTATCATTCTTACGAGTTGTATCTGGTTTATATTGAGCGGGTGACATAAGTGGTGCGTCTTTCTTTGATTTTATCTTACGTTGCGCAAGACCATATAAAGCTTTTTCAAAGCTATCAAAGTTTTCAAATGTCAACTTTTGTTGAGTCTTATTATCAAAAATACTATTGAAAAGAGTCAGAGATATTTCCACAGTTATCCTCATGTACTGGTCCTTGCCAATGTCTCGGCTTTTTTAAATCTGGTAATCCAAGTGGATTAGGTCTGCCTTCTTTGATACCAACTTCTTTTGCCATATTGGCTCTATATACTTCATTCCATGCTTTGTTTGCGTCAACACCAAATACTTCTAAAGTGCCGATAGCAAAAACGCATAAGTCGATAATACCATCAACCATTTCAGGTGCATCTCTATCATTAAATGCTGCTTTAGTTTCATCGAGTTCTTCTTGCATCATTGCTAATCTAAATTGCATAAATTTATTGAGCCTTGACCAATCGGATTCTTTTTCTGTTTTCATCCATTTATCAACGCCATATTTTGCATGCATTTCTTGCATGTCTCTAAACCAGTTTGTACTCATACGAAAAAATCCTCCAAGGTTGCTTGTTCTTCGGCGTACCAGCCGATAGGGTTAAGTATTAGATTAAGTGGTTCGATAAAAGTTTTTTCGAACTGTAAGTCATAATTAATATATCTGTGAAGATTTAATTCTCTAGGCAGTACATCTGTAAATGATATAATATTTTGCCTTATTGGATTAGGTAACTTAAGATATACAAATTTGATTCTATCACCGTTTGTAATAAGTTCGTACTTATTACTTAGTTTGTTTTGTTTAAGATAATAATTGTGCAATAATGAACCACGCACGTGTATTGGACAGCTTTTCTTAAATATAGTTTTTCTATCATACCAATCAGTAATATTAGTAACTCTACGAGGAAAGGCTACGTCTTCTGGATTTAAACTTTTAAATTGCATTTTAAAATCTGCGATAAACTTTTGTGTTTCTTTTTCTGTGCCAGTCATTATTAACTTAAACGCTTCTTTAAATTTATTACGTACAATTTCTGGAGTAGATGACTTGATAGCCTCAATACCCATGATCTTTAATTTAGGTTGATTGTATTGCACACCTTCATTGTTATGTACGTTAAGTATGTATCTCTTTTTTGCTGTCCAGATACCAACATCTGATATAGCTTCTCTAGCCATAACCATTCTATTCTTATATGCGTTATGTCTTCTATAAAACTCTTCATAAGCTTTTTCTATCGCTGGTTCAAAATGTTCTTTACAAATTTTATCTAAGAAGAAAACAGGATTTATTGGAGTAAAAGTATCTATAAGTGGACCAAAGTTAACATATAAAGAATCTGTATCGATAGCGATAACATAATCATCTTTTGTTTTTAATAGTTTGTTTAATTCCTTGTTCATGGTTCTTTCAGCCCATTTGATAGCATCTTGACCTGTAAGTGTTACACCTTCTGCAAGACCGGGACTGAAATATAAAAAGTGTTTGTTGGCGAGAGCGCCGTATAAACTATTAAGTAGGATCTTAATAGCCATTTGTCTGTTTTCAAGATTGCTTATTTCTTTATCTAATTCAAATGTGTAACCTTTTTGCATTTGTGTTTTTGCTTCTAGCATCATCTTTTTTATAGAAACACGTTCATCATAATATTCTTCGATAATTTGTGGTAACACACCTTGAAAGTCTTTACGATAAAAAGTTTCATTAGTGGCTCTTACAAAATTATTCGGATCATCTATGTTACGCATTCTTGTTTCTGGTGACATATTATTTTGTACGATAATGTTTGGATATAGAGAGTTTAAATCAAAAGAAACTACCCAGTTGTATCTACCAGGTATTGGATCTTTTACATAGCCACCGGCAATATTAGATTTTTTTACAAACTCACGACTACCATTACTTCCGGTGTGTGTGACTGAATTATCTTTGGCACCACGTATCTGATAGTCATCTTCTTCTTGTGTTAGTGGTGTTATGATTTTATTTTGATTTAATCTTCTACAAATAATTGATTCCCATATAGCAGTTACGCCAAATGTATCTTGATAGTTTACACCGCCTTTATACGCCATAGTTATAGCCAACGTAATTAAACCAAGTTTTTCTTCTAACCTATCAACGAGTTGTACATCTTTCATATTATAGTCGATATATTTTTGGTAATCATCTTTGTATAAGTTTTTAAGCGAACCTGATTCTTCATATGAAAGTTTCTTTTCACCAAGTACAACATAGGCAATGTGATTCAATGCATAAGATTCTTGTGGACCATAAGTATAACCAAACTTTTGAAATAATTCCATATAATCTAAAGTTTGTATGCCGGGTATTTCATACACTTGATTTTCTCTACCACGTGTCGGTATGAGTCTTGGTTCTGGTATTTTTAAACCATAAGGAGAGAATTTACTTAGAACGCCGATACCAAGCACAGATGATGTACGATTAATAACGTATGGTATATCAAAAAATCTAGTATTCCAACCCGTAATAACGTCAGGTGTATTATCCGGATGAGACCAGAATTCTATAAAACTTGTAAGAAGTTCTTCTTCATCTTTACACTTATAATACTTAACTGGTTGTATCAAAGCTTTTTCTGTATCGAAGTCGCCGTAGCCCCAAACATGATATATTTTTGATTTACTTGACTTATATGATATTGATAATATTTGGTGAGCAGCTTCGTTTGGATGTGGAAAGCCATTATCATAATCTGTTTCTATATCGAACGTACCAACGTTAATCATATCACGATCAAACCGCATATCGTTTGGAAACTTATCCATAGCGTATTGTGTAATAAATCTTTTATTACCATATATGTTTCTACCAGAAACGTTAACGTTATCTCTAAACCACTGGCCGGCTTCATACATACTTTCGAAATGTATGGCACCAACGTGTTGACCATCTAGACTTTTGATACCAGTATGTTTGTTAGAGGTTACGTAAAATTTTGGTTTATAATGATCTTTCTTAATAACTCTATCGCCGTTGTCTGAGTAACCGCGATAGAAGATATTATTTTTAAATCGATATAAGTTAGTATAAAATGCCATTATGTTTTTTTAGTTTGTAATCCATATAGGACCGAATTTTAATTCTAATTTATTCCAATGTGATATTAGGTTTGGAATGTTGATGTTGTATTGTGATAATTCTTTTTGGTTTTGTTTTAGATAAAGAATTTTTTGTTGAATAGTTGGTTGTGATTGAAAGTTAATGTAGTGTTGTTGTAATTTAGACATAGGTTCTCCTCTTATTATAGTTATTATTATACACTAAAAATAAGAGAATGTACACCGTTTTGTTGTTAACATGTTAATAGTCTACAGCACTATAGAAAGGAATGTCTTTTTCTTTTATCTTATCTGATCCACCCAGTTCAGGTAAATCTATTATGCATAAAGTTGCTATGACTTTTGCATTTAAACTTTCAACCATATCAATGGTAGCCAGTATGGTTCCGCCTGTGGCACAAAGATCATCTATGATAATCACTTGATCTTTTGCTGCTATGCTGTCTTTTTGAATTTGTATGGTAGAATTACCGTACTCTAAATCATACGTCTTAGAGATAAGTTCACCTGGTAATTTACCTTTTTTTCTTGCTAGTACTAAAGGTATTCTTTTATTATATGCAAACGGACTTGCAAATATAAAACCTCTAGCGTCAATACCAATGATTTTATCTGTGTAACTTTCACTTGTGTATTTAGTTAATTTTTCTGATATAAAATCATTAGCGAATTGAAAACCGTCGCTGTTACATAAAGCTGCAGTATCTTTAAAACTGACACCTTTTACTGGAAAGTCTTCGAAGCTTCTAATATATTTTTTAATTAACACTTTTAAATATTTCACCTTATCATACATTAATAACTCTGTGCTAG